GCCAAATGAAGTTTTTAGTGTTTTGGCTGAATATCCATTTCTGCGGTTTGTCCCCTCCTTTTCCTGTCGGTCATTACTCTCATAACCCAGATGATCTTTCATTTCTCCCTGAAGCATTGATTCAAACATAGGGCCGAAGATATCTTTCAAAGCATCCTGCATGTCTCCGACGTTTTCCGGTTGGTACTGATTCAGTATTGCCTGTACCAGTGCATCTTTTTTAGGGTCACGTTTTCTTCTTGCCATAGTAGTTCTATCCTTCCTTTTCTCTGTTGTTTAGTTTAACATATCCTGACAAAAAAACAGAGTGTGAAGTTCATTTTGAACTTACACACTCTATCTTACACTCCCATTTTATCGTATTCAGCAATCAACTCAATCAAGTATTTATAGTTATCTCCTGTAATTCCAAAGCTAATTTGAGAGGGATTTTGATAAAAATCTTCTGCAAGTTTTACCATATCATTATCTACCTTATTTGCTTCAAGAACGTTTTCTTTCCAATAGTGGATACATTTGAGGGCTTTCTTGTCCTTTGAGGATAAATTCTTTTCAAAACAAAAATTCAAATCTTTTATAAAAGCATTCCAGCTTTTTATATTGAAATCTAGTTTTTCCTCTTCATACTTTATCAGGTTATCAATCTGAGCTTGCGAAACATCAGTGCTGCTTCCGACATGAGAGAAAAAAGGAAGAATGGATGGAGTTATATCTTGTTTTTCTTCTATTTGCTCATTTAATCTGGATAACCGCATTAAACGCAGCTGTAAATCGGTAATTTCCGCTTCTACTCTACGCATTTCTTCTTCAATAAAAACCCGAATATTAAAGTTGTTATTATTTACATATTGATGAATTTCAGCCAAATTCATTCCCATATTTTTAAGCGAAAGGATAACAAAAAATTTTGAGAAAGAACCTGAATCGTAGAACCTGTGCCCATACTCATTGATATGTGCTGGTTTCAACAGGTTGATTTCATCATAATACTGTAAAGTCCGTACGCTTACGCCGGTTAATTCAGCAAATGCCTTAATTTTTATATAGTGGTTCATTATTATTTCCTCTATTCTATTCTGTTTTCTGATATAACATTTGCTAAAGGGCTATATATGCCAATCACTTTCTGCCACTCGGTCTGCTCTAACTGCTTTGACAGATATAACAATTCCGCGTCGCCCTTAGTTATTGCCTTTTCATCGGCAAAGGGTAATGGCTGCATTAGTACTCCTCTTGTAGCATTATCGCCGGCCATTATAAAATGACTCGGCAGTTGCTCACTTTGTACTGTGAAATAAGCAAATAAAACATCGATATTATCAATATGTGCCTCAACTGTACCTGTGTGTAAACCTGTGTTCCAATCGCCTGTAGTTATCGACAATAAAGATTTATCATTAAATAAATCCGATACAGTTTCTTTAAATTCATTAAGTTTATTAGTGTATTCTATACTAAACTTTGAATTTGTTACCATGCAGAAAATAGAGATTTCTTTTGAAAGACGCAATGAAAAGCTTATTTTCTGATTAAAATCATTCATAGCAGATAACAACGTACAGTTTGTAATTATTTGTTCTAAAAACTTACGGATACAATCATTTCCTGTAAAATCATTTAGTTCCTTTTCTGCAATTTGATATGTATCAGCAATAACAATTCTAAAGTCCTTATTCATTGAAAACATTTTTATAATATTATTCATTTTTATCACCTCAAGGTCATTGTACTCTATTACGTAGCGTGATACGCAAGGTTTTTATAATCGATGGCGGAACGTTTACATTCTGACTGATATTAACTAATGTAAATATATTGTTGTATATTTGAAGCACATATTAACATTTAAAATAATTACAGAACAATGATAGAAAATTAAAGAAATAAAAAAAGCCCGTGTTTATAGGCTTTATGGTAAGTATTATTTTTCAAAGGTGTGTCATAAGAGTGCCGAAAACGTCGAAAACAAAAAGGTCCTCTGAAATACGGCTGTTTTTTCTTCTGAACCACTTCCCAAACATTGTCTCAAAGGTATCTATAGCTATTAAGAAATATGTTATTTCTTTTTTGTACGGTCCAATAGATAGTCAACGGATACGTCGTAATAGTCTGCCAGTTTTATAAAAACCTCAACCGGAATATTGATTTTACCTAGCTCATATTTAGAATATGTAGTCTGTTTTATATGTAGATAGTCAGCAATCTTCTTTTGTGTCTTATCACCATCTTCTCTTAGATTCCGCAAATTTTCATAAATCATATCAAATACCTCATAATGTTTTCTTTATAAGAAATCTTACGATGACTATTAAAAATAGTCCCATTACTATTATGACTAATATATATAGTAAAAAAGGTGTGCGCCATGAGGAATGGTGGAGCAGAACTCAAAAACATTTATATAACTCCAGAGCAGAAAAAAGAGTAGAGAAGTCTTCATTTACAAAGACTTCTCTACTCCCAATCAATGCGGAAGAAGAGACTTGAACTCTCATTAATACCGCTAAGAATGATGTAATCACTGGGATTGTTGCGTGTCGTGTTGCATGTCGTGTTGCATCTTTTCGAAGTAATCCAATGCCTTATTTGTCATTCTCTCTCTTACCTCTGGCAATGCATGTCTATACACCTCTTTTAATACTGAATCATTCCCCCATCCGCCAGACTCCATAATATAAGCATCTGGTGTTCCAAGCGCGTGCTGTATCGATGCATTGTAGTGCCTTAAATCGTGGAATCTGAAATGAACAAGTCCCGTATGCTTGAGTATGGTTTTAAAACGATTTGTGATGTCGTTCGGTGTTAAACCTACAGTATCCTCTTGCATTTTTCGAATCTTATCCCCCACAAAGGATGGGAATGTTACATATCTGTCTCCGGCGTAGGATTTTGGAGCTTTTATAATCCATTTCGCATCCGCGTTAAGCACCATCGTTTTTGATATGTGAATCGTATTCTTTTCGAAATCCGTCTTTCTGTTAAATGCGGATATTTCACCGCGTCTCATAGCACCGTAAGCGGCAAGCATCACAGGAACTTCCATATCGGTTCCATTCACCGCCGACATGAGGGCTTTTATATCGCTCTCAGAAGGAATATATATATCTGGCCTTAGTTTCTTTGGCAAAGTAATTTGAAGCCGTAAATCGGGCCGATAACGATTCATAACGGCGGTAATGAGTCCGTTCATATCCCTAACGGTTTTGGGAGACTTCTTAATCGCAGCGGTGTTAATTTCTCCTTGTATGATATCCTGTGTGAGGTTCTTTAGCTTGTAGTCCATTAGAGGAACCATACAATTCCGCTGCATGCTCTTGTACTTGCGTATGCTAGCCGGGGACAATACTTCGTTTCGCTCTTTAATGTATCTTTCCAAAGCCTCCCCAAATGTAAGTCTATATACAGGCTTTGCTATATCGTCCTTTTTATCGGCGAACTCTGCCGCCATAGCTTCTGCGCGCCGTTTTCCAGCCTTGGTGGGGTCCTCACAAGTGAATGACTCGTAAACACGTCTTTGCTTTTGTTTTCCCGTCTTTTCGTCAATTACGGGGTTATCCTCTTCATCACAGACTAATTCGTAATGACTGAAAACCTGACACCTCCATGATCCAGAGGGTAATTTCTTAGCTGTTGGCATAAAATCATCTCCTTTCTTTAAAATTTATCATAAAAATAACACTCGGTACTTGCCCGAATGCCCCGAAGATGATACAATATCTTTGCATAAGTGCATATCTTCGGATATGTTAACCGTTCCTGATTGCCGTCAGGGGCGGTTTTTAATTATTCTTTATCACTTAAAAGATACTTTAAATCATTGCAAGCATCAGACAAAGCCTCATCAGCATCATTAAAATTAGCCGAAAACTCCTCGATGTTTCCTGTAGGATTATCCACAACGTTTAGCAATTTATTATAAGCAGAACGGACTTCCTTAGCGGACTCGTACTGTTCAGTCAAACTTTTTGGTACTTTTTTAATACTTTTAATTCCAATGTCTATGAATTTCTCATTTGCTTTCGCGGCACCTATTTTATTAGAATAGTCTCCGTTTATGAAATATTCATTAATGGATTCGTTAAAATCTTTAAATCCTCCCGCACCATTTAGATATCTTGTATATATATCAGTGGTAGAATCTTCGACTTTAAAAATGCTATTATACCAAACAGTTTTTGTCATATTTCCGGCATCTTCGCATAACATTCCACCTTCTATTGCGTCATCATATAAATCATTAAGAATAACCAAAGTGTCATTTTCATTCTTTTTGTTAGCTGACCAAATAGACAACGCTACGATAACTAAAGCCATTATCGAAACTACGGCAATAACGATAGGAAGGTTTAATTTTTCACCATGTTTTTTCTTTATATCCTCTTCCATATATCCTCCTTTTCTTCTGTACCTTACACCAAATTCACGTTAATCCTCAAGGCGTAACATCTTCATGCGCTACTGTCTCTATGATTTGCACATCTTCTCTTTCAAAATCACATCCTACAATATGTTTTATCGCATGATTAAACGATTTCACTTGTTTTTGCTCACATAGCCTATTATTAATAAAAATAGAGTATGTTCCATCTTCATTTTGCGTAACAATTTCATTTGTTTTCATGTTATCCAGCAAAAATACTTGATAATCAATCATCAGTAATACCGCGCTCCTTTCTTTTTAAAGCCATAAGCATATCATAAGTAGTTTTTAGGTCTTCTGGTTCAGCATCTTCTGCCGCGTTAAATAGCACTCTTAGATCTTTATTCTCAAATAGTTTTTGTGCCATTCGAGCAGTTTCATCATTAAGATAATATTTTTCTCCTCCTTTCTTTTCTTCTCCGGTCATGAGGTAATCAACAGACACCCCAAAATAGTCAGCGAGTTTCTTCATGTTGTCTGCCTTAGGAGTGCTCCTCCCCCTTTTCCAATCACTTAAAGTTGACTGTGTAACTCCGGTTTCTTTAGCTACTTTGTAAGCTGTAGCACCAAAACTTTGTAATAATTGCTCAAAAATCTCATACATGATTTGTCCACCTTTCACAAACATGGATAAATACTATGAAAATCCGATAATAATATTGACATTATCGAAAATGCGTAGTATAGTATGAGTATGCAAAGGGAAAGCGGTATTTCCCAACAGCATACTACGGAAATGTTTAATTTATTCGACAAATAAATATTATCACATTTCCGTAGTAAAAACAATACCACAAGTAAGGAAAGGCGGTGTAAAATTGTACAAAAAATTTGCTGAATTATTGGCAAAAACAAACAAAACGGCTTATCAAGTGTCAAAAGAAACTGATATACCGCAGTCAACTTTAAGCGATTGGAAGCGGGGACGTAGTACTCCCAAAATGGACAAATTAAAAATCCTAGCCGATTACTTCGGTGTATCTATTGAGTATTTCTTAGAGTAGGAAGGAGATTAGATGAACGAATTACAAATTTTCAACAGTCCAGAATTTGGACAAGTAAGAACAGTACAACTGAATAATGAAACCTACTTTGTAGGAAAAGATGTTGCGGAGGCACTTGGTTTTACAAATCCTCGTGATGCAATTAAAACTCATGTTTTCGATGAGGACAAGGGAGTAGAGGTAATCGACACCCTTGGTGGAAAACAAACTATGGTAGTAATTAATGAATCAGGTCTATATGCACTGGTATTTGGGAGTCGATTAGAATCAGCTAAGCGTTTTAAACGCTGGGTAACATCCGAGGTTCTTCCCTCTATCCGAAAGACGGGAACCTACCAGAAGCAATCCATACCGGAGCAGATTAAAACTATTGCAATCGGTTATACAGAACTGGAAGAGAAGGTTGATACCGTAAACGAGGACTTGCAGAATTTCAAGCAGGACATGCCCATTCTTGGCATAGAGGAAAGCAGAATCACAACAGCAGTAAAACGTATGGGTGTCAAATGTCTTGGTGGTAAAGACTCACAGGCTTATGCGGACAAGTCATTACGTGGAAAGGTTTATTCAGATATCCATAACCAGCTTAGACGGGAGTTTGGGGTTACTACATACAAAGCAATTAAGAGAAGTCAGGTAGATAAGGCAATAGAGGTTATAGAAGCGTATGAACTGCCTACGGTCTTATGGGAGCAAATTGTAGATACTAATTCACAGATAGCTATGTAAAGGAGGCAAAACATATGGACGAATCAGCGATAAAGTCAATTAAACTCAACATAGGCCTGGGAACTAAAACTAATATCGATGATGTGTTAGGCAAGGTAAGAAGGTTGGAAAGCCTTTTGGAAGAGGTTAAAACATTGTCTGACGAAATAACCTCTTCCGGGATAGAACTAGAATTTGAAGTCCAGAGTTAGGTTAACTTCTTCTCCGCAATGCGGACAGATAGACTTCCCGGCATGAGCGGAAATCTTTTTTTTGCAGTTCGGGCATTCGAAATCAAATTTTTCAGAAGCCATTTTTGTTCTAGCTTCTTTCAGGATTTGCTTTTCGATATTCTTGAAATTTAAATTTGTTTTAACTTTAACACCCATTTTCGTTTCTCCTTTCTTTTGTACTGGGCTACTGCAATAGCCTGTACTTAGATTATAGGAGAATTGGAAGAAAATAACAATAAGGAGGTGATAACGATGCCAAGATTATCCATCAGCAAAGATGAGGAAATGAACCGGGCCTTAAGGGGCAGCATCAAATATGCACAAGAGGTAAAAGGAATGGACGGATTAAAACTATCGAAGCTGACCGGAATCCCAAAGAGTACTCTGTACCATAAAATCAGGAATCCGGACAAATTTACCGTCCGTGAGTTGCGCATGGTATTTAAGGTTCTTGGTTACCGCGAAGATGACAAGGAAAAGTTTGCCCGTGAATCAATATAGAAAAGGAGGACAGCTATTGCAAAAAGAAGAGAAGGAAATGGAGCGCATCATGTCCGCCTGGGATTGGTTCGTAGCAGGGTTAATACTTGGGAATATAAGCCTAATAGCATTAATCCTGTACATACTGCAAGCGGGACCGTTGTAACAAAAAAGCGCATAGAAAGGTCGGCAAACCTCATGCGCTCAAACAAATATTCACTATTATATTAACAGAATAGGAGGGATTTGTAAATGGAAAAATGGATAGCTAGGGGTATTAACCCTTTTACTGCAACTACAGGTGATGCACTCATACTTGCGGGATGCAGGTACTTAAATAATGCACAATATCCCAGCATGGTTGAATTAGCAGCCATTATTGGAATAGAAAAGATAGAAGAACCGGAGGACAAGCCATGTACAGAGGAGTAGGACCGGAGGCAGGAATAATAGTTCGGGAATAGGATGCTTTTACATATGCTTTCCAACGCTGCTTACATGGGACCATAGACCAGCAGGAAACATTTATGGAGATCGCCCAACATGCGGAGGATATAGAAAGTTTTGCAGAGGGCATTATAGATTGGTTTTATTCCGAGCAATGGACTAAAAGCTTCGGAGATGAAACGGAGGTTGACGATGATGGAGAATATTCCGGGGTATGATGCATGGAAGACCGCGCCGACAGACGAAGAGGAAGAGGACGAGCAGGAACGGCGGTTCAAGGTAAGGAAACGGCACTATAACAATTATTGTGATTATATGGAGGAAATTATAAATGGCAACATTATATCAGATTAATGATGAGATTATGAATTGCGTTGATATGGAAACAGGAGAAATTATTGACGCTGAAAAATTGGCTCAGTTGCAAATGGACTTTGATGTAAAAGTGGAAAATGTGGCTTTGTGGATAAAAAATCTTTTGTCCGATGCGGAGGCAATAAAAGCCGAGAAACTTAAACTTGCAGAGCGTCAAACTGTTTGCGAAAACAAGGCCAAGAATTTAAAAGAGTATTTGTCCGGATTTTTGGGTGGACAGAAGTTCAGCACACCAAAAGTCAATATTACATACAGGAAATCGGAAGCCGTAAACGTCTTTGATATATCTGGACTGCCGGAAGAGTACCTTAAAATTGCAGACCCTACAGCCGACAAGACAAAAATAAAAAAGGCTCTAAAAGAAGGTACGGAACTTGTAGGCGTTGAACTTGTTGTAAATCAAAATATTCAAATAAAGTAGGTGATTGTATGCAGAAATTCAGGAGTTTAAGAGCGGATGAAATTGATTGTCGTATAGCAACAGTCAAAAGCAACGGATTATCATTACTGCTGTATAAAGATGCTCGGTGCGACATGAATATCTTAGATGAAACTGTAGGACCTGAGAACTGGGAACGTAGACATACCAGAGATAATGCTAATTGCATTGTGAGTATATGGGACAGCGATAAAGATCTGTGGGTTTCTAAAGAAGATACCGGAACAGAAAGTTTTACAGAGAAAGAAAAAGGTCTTGCATCTGACAGCTTTAAGAGAGCGTGTTTCAATTGGGGAATCGGCAGAGAACTATATACAGCACCGCATATTTGGATTCCGTCTGACAAGTGTTCGATAGAGACAAGTGACAAAAAGGACCGATATGGAAAGCCTGTTATGACTTGCAAAGATAGATTCTCTGTGGAACAAATAATTTACGATGAAAACAAAATCATCGTTGCACTATCTGTTAGAAACGATACTAGAAAGCAACGTGTATATGTGTATGATAACAGACCAAAAGAGAGTGATAAAAAGTGAAATTCACAGGCCGATTAAAAGAACCAGTTATTGATTACCTTACAGGCCGCCTGACTATTTTATTTGAGACATACGAGGACTTTAGAGAAGCCTATGAGGAATTGAAGGACAAGGGTATATTAAGCCTTGAAATAAAGCCGTACAAGAAGAAACGAAGTTTAGATGCTAATGCCTATTATTGGGTACTGCTTACCAAACTTGCAAGGCTACTGGAATTGTCAAATCCAGAAGCGCATAATCGGATGATCTGTCACTACGGATATCCCGTAATTATAGGAGGAGGACTTGCAAGGACACCGCTACCCGATACGGAGGAAGTAGACCGTAAAATAAAAAATGCTACAGAATACCATCTGAAATCTACGTCCGATGTAAAGGCTGGAAAAGACGGAGTCACGTACAGGACCTACATAATGATGAGGGGTTCCAGTGAGTACAACACTGAGGAAATGGCGAGATTGATTAAGGGTCTTATATCGGAGTGTAAGGACTACGGCATACCGGATTCGGAGATTGCTACACCGGATGAAAAGCGGCTCCTAAAGAAAGTGTACGGTGTTGATATTGGCTAAGAAATTAAAAAGTGTATTTACGGATGATATGCAACACTGTTATTTTACAGGATCGCCAAATTGCCACGTTCACCATATTTTCTATGGTTCAAGACGAAAGTTATCGGAAAAATACGATTTCACAATTCCTTTAAGAGCAGATTTGCACGAGTTTGGACCGGATAGTGTACATGAAAACCCTAATAAGGGATTAGACCTAAAATTAAAACAAATGGCACAGACTTACTTCGAAAAACATATAGGAACCCGTGAGGAGTTCCGTTGCATATTCGGTAAGTCTTGGCTATAGAGTAACCCGTCTTTTGCGCTTGCGGGTACGTCACAAACATTCGTAAGCCGTTTCATACCTCCCGGTAACACGGGAGGGGAAAGGAGGGCAGATGACAGAACAGTTACCTGGACAGATGGATATCTTCGATATGATTGAGGACCCAGAAGTACAGGAAAAAAATAAATTTGATATATTGATTCATATTCCGGTCGGTAGTAACAATGCCGTGAAGCGTAAACATCTGTGTACGGTTACCGGACTGATTGATAGAACAATGCGAGATTTCCTTCACGATGCACGCAAGTTAATACCGATTATAAACCTCCAGAACGGGAAGGGGTATTTTATACCTGACATGAATTTGGAAGAGGATAAAAGGATGCTTGCACGTTGGGTAAGACAGGAGGAAAGCAGGATAAAAGAGAGCCAGCTAATTGTAGATGTGGCAAAGCGAACGCTAATAAATTGCGGTGAAGATTGGAGGTGCATGGATGGCAGAAGTCAAGTGGATTAAGATAACAACCGATATTTTTGACGATGAAAAAGTTTTGCTGATAGAAAGCCTTCCAGAGTCAGATTCCATTATCGTTATATGGTTTAAGTTACTATGTCTTGCCGGGAAAATGAATAATAGTGGAGTGTTTATGCTTAATGATTCGATTGCATATACAGACCAGATGCTTGCAACTATCTTCCGGAGGAAAGAAGCAACGGTAAAAATGGCCTTAAATGTGTTTGAAGACTTTGGAATGATTGATAGATTTGAAAATGTAATTACAATTCCTAACTGGGGAAAACACCAGAATCTTGATAGCTTGGAAAATAAAAAAGAGTACATGAGGGGGTACATGAGAGATTACCGGAAGAAACAAAAGTTGTTAGCAGTGAGTAAAACTAACGGTAATTCTAACAGTATAACTAATGTTAGCTCCCTAGAAGAAGAAAGAGAAAGAGATAAAGAAGAAGGAGAAAGAGAAGAAGAGGAAAGAGTAAAAATCGACTATCAGCAGATAGCTGACATGTATAATGCCACTTGCGTGTCATTCCCACGGCTCACTAAATTATCAGAGGCTAGAAAGAAATCAATCAAAGCCAGACTTAACCAATACACTGTTGATGATTTTTCCAAACTTTTTGAAATGGCAGAGTCAAGTAGTTTCTTGAAAGGTAAGAATGATAGAAACTGGTCTGCAACATTCGACTGGTTGATGAAAGATAGCAATATGGCGAAGGTGCTTGATGGGAATTACATAAACAGCTCAGGCGCACCGGGGCCTAAGCCGAAGCAAGACAAAATAAGCGAGGTGGACAGCTGGTGACAAGGGATGAATTCAAAAAAATTGTAAAGGCCATACGCGGGACATATCCAAACTGTCCTATAAATAATCAACAGATATTTGACCTCTGGTACGAAATGCTAAAGGACCTTGATTATCAGACAGTAACCGAGAATTTGAAAAGGCACATTAGAAGTAATAAGTTTGCTCCTGCCGTGGCAGAGTTGCGGGGAGTTGTTGATTCTAAGGATTTTAACAATTTCAAACGCCGTCCATACAACATGGATGCGCTGGAACGGCAGTTATTAGAGGCAGACAGGGAAACAATAGTCAAAATCGAAGTAAAGAGTGAAAATGACATGGACAGCCTTGAGCAACAGCTTATAGGCAGATAGGAGGAAAGATGGAAGGCAAGACATTTGAACAGCGAATAGCTGAGTTGGTAGAAGAGAAGTTAAACAGTGGAATGGTGGAGGAAATCATCGAGGAAAAATTGAGGGTAGGTGTTTCAAGTGCCGTTGAGGAATTGTTCACATGGAGAGGAGACGGGAAGAAAGCCATTGAGGAGAAAATGAAAGAAATCATGGTCCCGGTTATTGAGAGACACGATTTTAACCAGTACATAGTAAAGCTGGATTCCGTACTGACTGAACTGGTTAACAGCACCAACCTTGCGGACAACAAGATTATCTTGGAAAACTTCAAGGAGCTTATGAAGGAGCCGGAGCAGAAGGAAATTAAGTTGTCTGAGATATTTGAACGGTATTGCAAGCGCGTGGCTGCCGAAGTGGACACGAGCAACCTTGAAGCAGAGTGTGAGGACGGAGAACCGTATTATTCACACGTAACCGCCAACATGGAAGTTGAACACGAGGATAAGAGATGGTTTAAATCCAGTTCAGATAATTGTATTGTGAGATTTACGTGTGAAGAAGACGAGGGCCTGAATTGCCAGATAAAACTATATAGATTTAACCATGAGAAAAATTGGAAAATCCTCAGCGGGATCGGGGACATAGAAATTAATTCCTTGCGTCATGCGAGTAATTTTGAGGTATTCTTGTTAGTTCTCAAGCGGAGTTTTACAGAAATCATCCTTGATACGGAAAGTGAATGTGACGATGATATTGAGCCAGATGAAAAGCCAGAGTGGAGTTTGGATTAAGGAGGACCTATGACCACAATCGAATTAAAAAACGGTTACTACATAGAGATTGACCCCATGAATTACACCCTCAAGCAACGGTACACAGGGACCGCAAAGAACGGGGATAAAAAAGAGTCTGAAAGGGTATGCGGATACTTCGGAAAAATCAGGACTGTTATTGAGAAGTACATATTTATCGTTCAGCTTGACGTAACGGACGGTGAGAGGCTTTCCATGCAGGAGTATGTCAAAACTATCGAACAGGTAAATAAAATCGCCGTACAAGGCTTAGTGGAAGGGCTACGGCAATATGAGATTCAGAGGGGGCGTAAGAATGGAAGCAATTGAATTTTTCAAGAAAGCAAAACGTATGTGCAGTAATAATTTTGGTTACTGTTCCGAATGCCCTCTTGATATGTATTGCTGTGATGGAGTTTTCGCGGCTGACGAGGGAGAAGCAGAAGATATAATTGCAATAGTCGAGCGGGAGGAATAAGCATGGCACAGGATGTAAAACATAGCTACAGCGGCACCCGAAAGACATCCGGCGGATTCAAGAGTGGCAATATGAATAAGTTCATCTTTGCCGGGACCAAACGGAAGAGGCGGAAAGTGAGAAAGAAGGGTAAGTAATGTGTAAGAGGAAAAGCATGTATTCCCCATATTACTCCAAGATACAAGACCTACTCTTCCAGGGTATGCCAATCCAGGAGGTATGGTTGTACATGAAGATATATTTTGGGCTGTACGCGGATTTGCGGACACTATACCATTATATACAGGTTAGCGGGTTACAGTGGTTTATACCTAAAAAATTAGAATATTAATGGAGGTATGATTATGGGATTTTTGAAATAGCTTTACCATCAGTATAAAGTATATAAACTTAAAAAGTCATTACCCCGAAATGATGATAGTGATTTCCATAGAAATTTTGTCCATTGTTTGGATGAAGGGTTTTCGCAAAGCCAGGTAGTTGCTTTGATGAATTTATTTAATTCTTTAGGAAATTAAAATTTAGAAAAGGAGATGTAGAAGCTATTGAAAGATATTAAGTATGATTCCAGCCGTCCTCTAATGCGATTAGAAAAAGGAGACAGAGCTATTATAACTTATCGCAAGTCTATAATAGAAAATGATAAGGATAGGGAAAGATATGCAAACTTGCCAAGCGGTAATTATGAAGCCGTGTGTGTGTAGAACCGTATCGACTTGAATGTGCGGACTATCCGATACTCAATGGGTCTTATTGTTACTGGAGAGGGAATAAATGGGGGACATCGGCTTTGATATATGGAGATGAGCCAGGGCAGCAAAACTGATATTTCGTGAAAGGAGAATCATGAATAGAGAAGAAGCAATTAATGTTTTAATTGCACTGGGGGTTTGTTGTACAACCGGATTAAATTGTGAAGAGCATTGTCCGTTCTATAGCGAAGATGGGAACAGATGCAATAAATGGAATGACGAAAGAGCGAAAGAAGCTGTAAAGATTCTTAGAAGAGAATCCGGTAGCTGAGCCGGGGAAAGGGGTAGGTATGTACGGAAATGAAGGTGAGCGATGGGTGATGATAAAAAAATTATCCATAAATGGCTTAATGATTAATGAAGAGGGAACGGAATTCAAGATATCCCCGTATTACTCTGTGCCGCATGGGTATACGTCCATAAAGTACGAAGGGATATTGCTCTTTATACCGGACAAGATATTTGAAGAGCATTTTGTGAGATGGGATAAGTATAAACAGTACTATAAGCTGGGTGATATTATCAAAATAAATGCTAACGGAAATCTCGAAGATTATAGCATTGAGGAAATAGATGGTGACGGTTGTTACGTTACATTGAGCTTAAAACGTGATTAGCTAAACCGCAATTTAAGAAATTTAATAACAGAAAGGAGTCGGAAGCTCCTGCAGGGCATAGTGTACACGGCTTCCTTTCGTAAAAAATGGATAAATACATAACAAGTTCAAATAAAGAGGATTGGGGAACTCCACAATGGTTGTTTGAAGAGTTGGACGGAGAGTTTCATTTTGATTTAGATCCGTGTGCGGATAGCAAAAATCACAAGTGCAATCTGTATTACACTAAAGAGCAGGATGGACTAAAGAAAGATTGGCAAGGACACACGGTATTTTGTAACCCTCCGTATGGCAGGAAGAAAACAGCGGTTTGGATGAAAAAGTGTGCAGAGGAGGCAAAGAAGCCTGGAACTAAAGTTGTAATGCTTGTTCCTGCAAGAACGGACACAATTGCGTTCCATGAATATGTATGGAACAAGGCAGAAATAAGATTCTTAAAAGGGCGATTGAAATTTGAAGTTGACGGGAAAGAGCATAAAGATCCGGCACCGTTCCCAAGTATGGTTGTAATATTCAGACCGGAGGTGCGGATAAATGAAAGCAATCTTTAAATATCCAGGAAGTAAATGGAGTATTGCAGAATGGATTATAAGTTTTTTCCCAGAACATCACAGTTATTTAGAAGCGTTTGCCGGAAGTTCGGCTGTATTGATGAATAAGCCGAGAAGCAACATAGAAACTATAAATGATTTGGACGGGAATGTTGTAAATTTGTTTGAGTGGATACGTAAAGACCCGGAACGTTTGGCTAGAGAAATATACTATACGCCGTATGCAAGGCAGGTATATAACGCTGCCTTTGAAACGGTACCAGAGGACTCATTTGGTAAGGCGGTTAATTTTTATATAAGGCTAAACATGGGACACGGTTTTAGGACAACAGGGGAAAAGGTAGGATGGAAGAATGATGTGCAGGGCCGTGAACGTGCTTATGCTTCACAGGATTGGTGTAACCTGCCTGAGAAAATCATGCTGGCAGCGGAAAGGCTCAGGGGTGTGCAAATCGAAAATCGTCCGGCCGTGGAACTGATTGAAAGATTTAATAATCCGAAAGTACTGATTTATGCTGATCCTCCATATGTGCTGAGTGAAAGGCATGGTAAACAATACCGTTACGAAATGGCAGAAGATAAACAGCATCATGAGTTGATAGATGTATTACAGGCTCATAAAGGCCCTGTGCTTCTAAGCGGATATGATAGCGAATTATATAATAACCGATTACAAGGCTGGTACCGGGAAGAAACAACATGCTATTCGCAGGTTTCAAGTAAAAAGAGAGAAATATTGTGGATGAATTTTGAACCAGTAAAACAGATAAGCTTATTTAACTAAATCAGCATTTAGTGAAAGGAGGAATTATGTTAATCAGGAGTCAGGATAAGGACATTTTAATAAATCTGCATAATGTATCACAGTTATATACAGTCGGATTTTGTATAACAGCAGACTTTGCAGACAATAGAGATAATGGGTTTAGAGATATTGGTAATTATTCCAGCGAGGAAAAAGCAATCAAGGTACTGGATATGATACAGGATAATTATGCAAAGTTGGACTGCGTTCATCACGGCGTTTATATTCATGGGGATTGCGATAGTGTCTTCCAGATGCCGCAAGATTCGGAAGTGGAGGTATAAAGATGGAACGATTAACAATTTATGCAGACATGGGATTGGATGATTGGGAACAAACCTGTTACAGAGTCTCATTTGACCCAGAAGGAGCTTATAACATATTAGATTTGGCATTCCATTATGGACAAGATGGTGATGCGGAATGCGCAAACATCCTACAGGACATATCTGTTAGATTAAAAGCATATGAGGATATCGGCCCCACCCCGGAGCAGCTATTAGAGATAGACAAGATGTATTCGGAGAAATGCCGGGAGGTTGCGGAGCTGAGAGCAGAGTTGAAAGCGTATAAGGATACCGGAATACCTCTGGAAGATATCCTTGAATACAAGAAGTTTGAGGACGAGTTAGTAGCCAAGAGTATGACTTTCGGATATGTATTAAGACTTATACATGCAGACGAACGGAGGAAATCAGATGAATAAATACGATTCCATGCCCCAGGATGTAAAAGAATATGCAGAGCGTAGAATCCACGAGAGCGGAGTAAGATGCGTTCCGGGGCATTATCCAGTATTTGAATCTAAAGAGCAGGTTGATAAATGGTTGGAAATGACGGAGTTCATGCGGAAGAAAGGAGCGGAGGCGTTGAATGAATGAGCAAGAAGTAATTAATGAACTGCATCGAATGAAAAAGCAGTTGTCAGGTGCACAGGGATGTTCTATCAAAACTCAAGAAGTGAATCAATACAGAGCGTTGTGTCTAAGAAGGGCGATAGCAGCACTGGAAAAGCAGATACCATATAAGCCAACTACTCCAATTATTGGCGTGGGAAAGTGTAAGTGCGGCGTAGAGTTTTTAGACAGGAAAACGAATTATTGCGGTAATTGTGGACAACGGCTAGATTGGGGTGCAGAGTGAAATATAGAAGAACCAGAAAGGAACAGAACCGAGACAGCCAGCAACACTATGGAGGACTGGCAGAAAAAGAACCGGATGGGGATGCAGCTAAGAGATTTGTTAGGAAAGCATATAGCAGTTATGGGAAGACAGGGGATTCCAAGAGGGGAGTAAATATAGGTGAAAATAATTAAAGAATTGTTTGCTTTCGTGAGAATCGTAGGGGCTTATTTGAAAGAAAGTCATATGAGAAACAAGCTGTATGAACACAGAATCAAGATGTTAAAGATATACAAAGAATATGAGAATAGTGAACTTCAGATGTCGGAAACAAAATACTGGTTAGGAGAATTACATGCAAGAATTATTAGTTGGAGGAGCGAATTATGAATAAAAAAGAGGTATTGGAAATCAAGAAACAGTTCACCCCGGCAAATTGTGCCATCACCCGTATATGTGGTTGCTATGTGGACCATGAGAAAAATAAGAGGTTACAGACAAAGGATGCTTTTCTATCATTGCCGGAAGAAGACGCATTTAAGTATTTTGAGATATTCAAGAAAACTCTTTCAGGCAGTATTGGAAAGAATATGCTGAACATGGAGTTTCCGATTAATTCAGAAATGCCGGGAGGAACACAAGATTTCCTGTTAAAACTTAGAAATAGCAAGTTGCAGGATGACGAACTTCTGGAACAATTCTACGACAAGATTATTGACAGTTACCTATACGATAAGAATTATTATATCGTCCTGATTCATGCCATGTACGATGTTCCCGGCAAGTCTTCTGATGGCACAGAGATGTTTGACGCGTCAGACAACGTCTATGAATACATAATGTGTAGCATATGCCCTGTAGGATTGTCTAAGCCAGGATTAAGCTACGATGCAGAAGATAACCGCATACATGACAGGATAAGGGATTGGGTTGTAGATAAGCCGGATAAAGGGTTTCTTTTCCCGGCATTTGCAGACAGGGAAACAGACATCCACAGTGCATTGTACTACACCAAAAAAGCCAGTGACCTACAGGAAGATATGATTGAGAGAGTTCTTGGAACTACGGTACCGGTATCTGCTCCCTCACAAAAAGATTTATTTAATGAATTGATTGAGAGTACTCTCGGAGAGGATGCAGATTACAACACGGTCCGCAATATACATGAAACTTTGAATGAAATGATTGAGGAAAACAAGGAAGACCCAGAGCCATTGGAACTGGACAAATTTATTGTGAAAAGGTTATTCGAAAAATGCGACGTAGACTCAAAGAAGATGGAACTGTTTGATCAGCACTATAAATCTACCGTGGGAGAAAGGAAAACTCTGCTTGCGGAGAATATCACCGAAACCAAGAATCTAAACATAGAAACACCTGCTGCTACTGTGAAATTAGATGCCGCCCGAATGGATTTAGCTGAAACAAAGATAATTGACGGCAGAAAGTGTTTGGTTATTGCAGTGGACGATTATCTGGAAGTAAATGGAGTTGCGGTAAGGGCTGTAAAGTGACTGCCGAGGATGACGGTGGACAAGTATGCAACATGGAAAGAGGCCGGACAATGGAAAAACGCAGATATAGGAGCGGTATACCATCCATAATACATAGCGCGGTAGATAAATACGGAACGGAGTATTGCCAGCACCTTCCTGTTAGATACTGCTGCTATATGGAGTGTGGGCGTTGTAAGGAGATTGCAAAGAAAAGGAGAAACGCGGATGGATAACGCAGACAGACGTTTATGTAAAACGTGTATATATAAACCATCTCCGATAGATAAGAAAAAGCTGGAAATGCATTGCGACTATATAGAGATTGCCGGGGAGATGAGAAAGTGTCCTGTAGAGGATTGCGACAAGTATGTAAAGGGCCGCAGGACTAACAGAAGGAAACATCTTAGAATGGGAAGGGGTGGTATAACTGGACAGGCAAAAACTTAAAAAATATATCAAGAATAAGGGTAGGCTTGAAAGGATAAATAATAGGATAGATTACCTCTGCAACAAGGATATAGAGGTTGTAAGTGGTAAGGTGGTAGGTTCAAGCAGAGATTTTCCATATACGGAGGTAAGGACTACTGTACCGATGTATGACCCGGCGGAAAATGAACGGGTGAATAAGGAGATTAGGGGAAAGCAGGCAGAGAGGATTCTTGTTCAACTTGAAATGGAGGAGGTAGAGAAGTACATAGAGGGTATTCAGGACGGGGAGGTAAGGGAAATATTTGAGTTGCATTTTCTACAGGGGATGAAGCAAAAAAGCATATCCGAAAAGATAGGATATACGCAAGGGAGGATATCACAGTTAATCGGAAACCAGCTTAAAGATTAATAAAGTTAATAACATTAATAGTCCATAGTATGATATAATTACCATAGAACGATTAGAACATAAAATAACCGTTCGAATTTCGTACATCGAAGTCCTCCTTACAAAAAGTGCTGCCTTAGAAATAGGGTGGTGCTTTTTGTTATCCGGATAGTGCCACGCAGGGCACGATAAATATTAATGCTAACGGGCGGATGTCCGTTAAGGGAAGTAAGCTAATCTGGTGAAAGCGGCAGACTGAAAATCTGTAGAGCCAGGCTCGAAACCTGGGCTTCCCATTCCCGGAATTTTTGTTGCGGTAGTTCGCCGGGTGTAACTATAAACAAGTAGATTCAGGAAGTCCGATAATTTTCTGTATTGTATAGTGTGTTGGAAGAAGAACCGCGACAGTATGGAACCACTACCCTCATTGTGCTTCCATATCTCAGGTAACTTTGCCTATAGGGCATTATAATATATTGGAACGTACTCCGGTGTCCTTCGGGCCCGGGGTCTTTTAATTGGGAGAAGGAGTAACGAAAGCACTCTGTTAAGTCAAGGTGCTTTTTGATTGAATATACCAGATATGGTGTTATAATGGAAATAAAAAAGGAAAGTAGGCTGGAAAGAATTGGAAGATTTATCAATCATGACAGAGGAAGAAATAATAGAGCGTGGGAAAGCATATGTTCGCAGGATGAATGAACTGGTCAAGAAAATATCTGCATATATTTCTGAAAGAAAAGGCGATTATAACGAATTGCAGATAGAATACAGGGAACTAAAAACGGAGATAGCGGAAGAAGCTAAGCAATTAAGAAGGAAAAAGAATGATATTTCAAACATATCAAGCGTTCATGCTGCGTACCAGGACGGAATAACAGGCAGTGATGCGTATGGATTTGAAGCAAAAGTCAATGATAAGATAACAAAACATACTTTACTGTCACTAAGCGAGGCAAGATATAGATTCACAAAGCACACAAAAAAATTTAATGATGATTGAGTAAGGGGTGAAAAGTAGTGGCAAGGAGCAGAAGCCCGGATTCAATTAAGGCAGAAGAGTTATTCCATTCCGGTATGAGCCTTGTTGATATAGCAAAAAAGCTAAAGAAGCCGGAGGGAACAGTAAGACGATGGAAGAGCACTCAAGGGTGGGAAGATAAAGGCGAACGTTCGGAAAAGAAAAGTGAACGCAAAGCGAGCGTTCGGAAACAGAATAAAGAAAATAAGATTAAAGCCATTGCAGATGATGTCAGTCAGGTAATAGAAAATCCAGATCTGACCGATAAGCAAAGGCTTTTTTGTTTGCACTATGTAAAGTGCTTCAATGCTACTAAAGCATATCAAAAGGCGTACGGATGTTCATATGAAACAGCCATGACAGAAGGGTGCAATCTCCTAAGGAATCCTAAGATAAAAGCCCAAATACTTCAGCTTAAGCAAAACAGGTTTAACCGTGAGATGCTGGACGAGTCGGACATCTTTCAGAAATACATGGATATTGCATTTTCAGATATTACTAATTATGTGGAATTTGGAAATGAAGAAATAGAAGTAACCACCAAAAACGGAGATACCAAGGAGATAACAGTTAGCTATGTAAATATTAAAGATTCCTCACAGGTGGATGGATCGCTAATTAGAGAGGTGTCACAAGGGAGAGAGGGAATAAAGGTTAAGTTGCTGGATCAGATGAAAGCTCTTGACTGGCTAACTACACATATGGATTTTGCTACTCCGGAGCAGCGGGAGAAATTGAAACTACTTGAAGCGCAGCGAAAAGCACTGGAAAAAGGGAACAATGATGAGGATAACAACGAAGATATAATAATTATTGATTCATGGAGCGGTGATGAAAATGAAGAGGATTAACATACAAAAAGAAGTTAACCCACATTTCCGCCCTGTATGGACCACAAAAGAGCCTTACAACGTACTTAAAGGCGGTAGAAATAGCTTCAAGTCTTCTGTAATAGCGTTGCTATTGGTGTTCATGATGATACCATTCCTCAACAAGGGGCGGAAGGTAAATATAGTTGTTATTCGTAAGGTGGCTAATACAATCCGTGATTCAGTATTCCTAAAGATACAGTGGGCTTTGTCTAAGTTCGGCTTGCTGAATAGATTCCAATGTAATGTTGCTCCATTTAAGATAACGCATAAAAAGACCGGTTCGACATTCTTTTTTTACGGTCAAGATGATTTCCAAAAGCTAAAATCTAATGATATTGGCAACATCATAGCGGTATGGTATGAAGAAGCGGCTGAATTCGGTAGCAGTGAGGAATTCGACCAAACAAATGCCACGTTCATGCGGCAGAAACCGCCGGATGTGGATACAGTAAGATTCTTCTGGAGTTACAATCCTCCCAGGAATCCGTATCATTGGATAAATGAGTGGACAGAATCGCTCATAGGGCAGACTAATTATCTTGTACATAAGTCCAGCTACCTCAATGATGAACTTGGATTCACTACACCTCAGATGATAGAGGAAATTAACAGAATTAAGGATAATGACTATGATTATTATAGATACCTGTACTTGGGAGAAGCGGTTGGACTTGGGACTAATGTGTATAACATGGCATTATTCCATGAGATAACAGAATTGCCTACTGATGACAGGATAATTGCAATATATTATTCTTCTGACGTTGGACACCAGACTTCTGCAACATCTTGTCTGTGCTTTGGATTGACTGCCAAGGGGAATATTATACTGCTTAATATGTATTATTACAGTCCGGCAGGAAAAGCCGTTAAAAAGGCTCCCAGTGACCTTGCAAGCGATATTCATAACTTTGTTGAAAAGACTTCTAGACATGAATATGTGGGGAATGCTCCTATCATGAATCGAACAATAGATTCAGCGGAGGGAGGACTTCGGAACCAATATTATAAGGATTACGGGCAGAGATGGCACCCGGTATCAAAACTGAAAAATGTAGATATGATTGATTACGTCCATGACTTATTAGCTCAGGGACGTTTTTATTATTACAGTCCTACAATAAAAACCGGACTTCCTAATTGCGATAATTTGAGATTATTCATAGAGGAACACAAGAAGTACCAGTTTGACGAAAAGACACTTAACAGTGATGACCCGAAGGTTATCAAGGAATTTGACCATTCTGTAGATGCCTTTAAGTATGTATGTGTGGATAATGCCAGGGATTGGAGGCTGAAAAGGTAGGTGATTACGTGGGAATTATACAGACGATTAAAAATCTATTCAAGAGAGGAGGATATATAGCAATGGGAGAAAGGCTGGCTACAATAAACGACCATCCGAAGGTCAATATAGACCCACACGAACTGGAACGCATTTCACGTGATTTCAGGGAGTATGCTGGTAATTATCCGCTTGTAAAATATATTAATTCAAACAATGATGCTTATGAACGGGATTACTGCTTTCTAAATATGCGAAAGCTGACAGCGGAAATGATGTCATCCCTTGTATTCAACGAACAAGTAGAAATAAGTGTTGATGATGAGAATGCCAATAAGTTTATACAGCATGTGTTTGAACACAATGACTTCAAGAAGAATATGATCAGGTATCTTGAGCCTATGTTTGCATCCGGTGGACTTGCAGTAAGGCCGTATGTAGATATAGATACAAAAGAAGTAGAGTTCTCCTGGGCTTTGGCTAATGCGTTCTTTCCGCTAAGACATAACTCTGGTGGAATAACAGAAGGTGTCATGATGTTCAGTACCGTAAAAACGGAAAATAAGAAGACCGTTTACTATACGTTGCTTGAATTTCATGAGTGGAACGATACAGACTATGTAATAACCAACGAACTTTACCGTACAGAAGACCGAACCGTAATAGGCGATAAGGTACCACTTGGTTATAACGGTGTATATGAGGGGATAGAACCTGAAACAACCATTACAGGATTGAGCAAGCCGATATTTAATTATCTTAAACCCAGTGGATTTAACAATTTCTCTCTGGACAGCCCTCTTGGTGTAGGAATATGTGATAATGCCGCTACTACCCTCAAACAGATTAATGATACCTACGACCAGTTTAATTGGGAGATTCGAATGGGGCAGAGGAGCGTGATTGTCAGCGACCATCTACTTAATTATACATTCGATGAGCAGGGAAACAGAATAGGACCTGTATTTGACCCGGATGTGAATATATATCGCCCAATGAGAATGGATGGGGACACGGATTTCGTAAAGGATATTACACATGATATTCGAACAGAACAATATATAGCTGCAATCAATCAATTTTTCAAGACACTTGAAATGCAGATGCAGTTATCAGTTGGCACATTCAGTTTTGACGGACAGAGCGTTAAGACAGCAACGGAAATTGTATCAGAGAATTCTCTTACATACCGAACACGAAATATGCAGTGTAATGAGGTGGAGAAGTTCATCAAAGGGCTTATAGTTTCGATACTTGAAATTGCAGCAGCAACAACGGTAAAAGGTAGCAAGCTATATACCGGGACTATACCAACTTTTGAACAGATTAGCGTAGATTTCGACGATGGAATATTTGAGAGCGCAGAACAGAAGCTGGAATTTTATAGTAAGGCCAAGCTTTCCGGGCTTGTTCCACCGACAGAAGCAATCAAGGGTGTGTTCAAGTTGACAGATGAAGAGGCTTTGAAGTGGCTAAAGCTGATTATAGAACAGGAATCTATGACAGGCCCGGCAGAGCAGGAAGAATCGGCGGTTAAGGAAGAAATAGGAGAAGAAGAGTAGAGGGTGATTGAATGAAGGATATCCCGAAGCAAATAGATTTATGGGCATGGCAGATGTCGGAGTTATACAATGCCCTTGAAGGTGAAATCATCCGGTCAATTGCAAAACGCATGCTTAACTGGCACACAGATATAACGGATTGGCAAGCCCAGGCCATGAGAGATATGGACTTGTATAAAAAAGATATTGCTGAAGAAGTTTCTAAAGTAACTGGAATAGCAGCGGAAGAGGTGGAGCGGATATTTAAAGAGATTGGGGCAGACACGTTAAACAGCGTGGATGATTCAGTCCCGTATCCTACACTGGAAATTCCGAACGACATTGACATGGTTATGAGGAGCTATTACAACCAATGTTGGAGCGGCATTGATAATTATGTCAATCAAACGCTTATAAGCACTAATTACGGTTACGGCAGCGCAATTACAAAGGCTTATACGCAGACCCTAAACAAAACACAGGCCCTATTTAATACCGGGCTGTATACGCTGGACGAGGCCATGCAAGCATCTGTAAGACAGTTAGCAGCGCAAGGCATCCGGTCTACATTTATAGATAAGGGCGGACATACATGGAGCATGGAACGATATGTAAGGACTGTTATGCAATCTACTCTATCCAATACATACAATGAGTTACGCACTTCCCGGATGGAAGAATACGGCATTCACACAGTTGTTGTTACATCACACATGGGAGCGAGAAAAGCATGTACAAGGATACAAGGGAATGTAGTAGACTTAAGGCCTGTATCGGAAATTCCGGCAGATAGCAAATATTTGTCCATATATGACCCGTACTGGCAAGCAGATTACGGCAGCCCCGGAGGGCATAGAGGATGTAACTGTAAACACAATTGGATAGAGTTCATTCCAGGAGTTAATACAAACAATCAGCCAAAGTATGACGAAAAGGAAAACGAACTTGTCAGGAGCCTACAGAAAAAACAAAGAACACTCGAAAGAGCAGTCGTGAAATACAAAAAGAATAGAATGATTGCGGATGAATTTAAGGATATCAATTCTTACAAATATTATGACAGAAAAGTGAGAGGTTTCCAGTCTAAGCTGAGGGACCTTGTGAGTAGCAATGATTATTTAGCCAGAGATTACAAGCGAGAGAAAGTGTATACACCGCTTGACACGCTTATACAGACATTTAACTATCAGGAAATAAGACCTAAGTAATGGTCTTTTTTTATTGCCCTAGGCAAGGCGTAAAAAGGCTTATGTGACTAACGAATTGTGAAGCGACCACGTAAAAAGCGTATAGGAGGGAAACATTATGACATTTCAGGAGTATTTGACTTCCAAAGGATTAACAGAAGAACAGGTTCAAGGAGTTATTGACGGTATGGGAGAAAACAAGTTCTTCCTTGCCAGCGAAGAGAAAATGGACGAACGTTATCCAAAGATTAAGGCAGAGAATGAGCAGCTTAAAGGTCAACTAGCAACTAACCAACAAGAGCTTGAGACTCTCAAGAAGTCCGCAGAGGGTAACGAGGATTTAACCAAGCAGCTCACGGATTTGCAAGCAGCTTTTAACAACTCAAAGGCAGAGTCAGAATCCGCGCTGAAAGAGCAACAGAAAGAGTTTGCTATCAAACTTGCTTTAAAGGATAGTGGCACACTGGATGAGAATATCATCATGGGATTGCTCAACAAGGACATCATCAATATTACGGATGACGGGATTATGGGATTGAAAGACCAGATAGAGAAAATCCAGGGAGAAAAGCCGTTTCTGTTTCAAAAAGCGGAGCCGGATAATGAGAATCCTGACACTCCTCAAATTGTAACCAAAGGAAATGCGACAGGGAAAGATAAGCCAGACCCATCCGACCCATTCGCAGCTAAGTTAGCAAAATATGAATAAAAGAAAAGAGGTAAAATTATGCCAACAGCAAATCAAGATTTAGCAGTAAGAAGCTATCAGAAACAGTTTAGACAGTTATTGCAGGCTGTATTTAGAAAACAGTCTTACTTTGCCGACTTCTTCGGAGGTGGCATTGAAGCACTTGACGGTGTACAGCATAATGCTGTAGCGTTCAGCGTAAAAACATCAGATATCCCTGTTGTGGTTGGGGCCGCTTACAACAAAGGTGCAAACGTGGCGTTCGGGACTGGAACAGGAAACAGTACAAGATTCGGGGCAAGAACAGAAATTATCTATACCGACACTGACGTACCTTACACATGGGAATGGGTATTCCACGAAGGTATCGACAGGCATACAGTAAATAATGATTTTTCAGCAGCTGTAGCGGACAGACTCGAATTACAGGCACAGGCAAAAGTACAGAAGTTTAATTCACAGCACAGTGCTTTTATTTCATCTGTTGCCGGGCATGAGGAAGAACTCGCAGACTTTACAGCAGATTCTGTATTAGCGTTATTCAATGCACTGTCAGCTTACTACGTAAATATTGAAGCGATCGGTACAAAGGTAGCAGCAGTTAATACTGAATTATACAATGCAATTGTAGACCATCCGCTTGTTACTACGGGAAAGAATTCATCTGTAAATATTGATGAAAACGGTATTTTACGATTCAAGGGATTCCAAATTAAGGAGACTCCTGATTCACTGTTCCAGACAGACGAATACGCTTACATATATGTTCAGAATGTAGGAAAGGCATTTACAGGAATTAATACCGCAAGAACCATTGAGTCAGAGGACTTTGACGGCGTAGCATTACAGGGCGCAGGAAAGGCCGGAGAATTTATTATTGACGACAATAAAAAGGCTGTGGCGAAAGTAGTAAAAACGGGGGAGCCGTAGGCAGGGCGATTGAAAGTCCTGCTGCTTACATCACAATGACAAACGCACAACTAAAAGAGCTATTGGATGATAGCGGTATACCTTACAAATCCAATAGCAACAAATCAACATTGATTCAGTTATTAGAGGAAGGCTAGGGCTTTCCTCTTTTTGGAGGGAAGAACATGGCTGACTACTTAACCTATACTGAATTACAGAATATTGTAGGTGATAATACAGTATCACAGGACGATTACAACAAGCATATTAAAAAGGCTTCTGCAATCCTTGATAACATCACCGACAATTTCTACCAGTTCAATGACATCACGAAAGACTATAAGTTCCGAGTGGATAAATTCAAGGAGGCCCTGGCTTATCAGATAGTTTATTTCTCCGAACTTGGAGCAGAAACCTATGAAGGAATCAATAAGGCTCCCCAAACATTCTCTATAGGGCGTACAAGCGTTTCTAATGGCAGCCGCTATAATGCAGCCGGGGCGAACGAAACAAAGAGCCTAGTAGCAGAAGATGTATACATAGCACTGGAAGGAACAGGGCTGTTGTATAGAGGAATAAGGGGGTGTCCAGTATGGTGATACCCAAGCCGCCGATAGAGACACTTGTTGACGAAATGGTATATGAACAGATAACCGAAAAGGATGATTACCAGCGGCCTATGTACGCGGCCCCCGTCACTATTTCCAATGTGAGGATAGACAGAACTACAAAGTACAGCTACACATCAGGGGGCAGAGACATCCTGTACAATGCGGTAATATTTTGCTATTCCGGAATGACTACTCCGCTGCAGGATTTCATTACTGAATCACGTGTTACTTTTGACGGACAAGAACACATAATAACCAATGTCCTGAAAAACCATGAGCCTTACTCTGATGCGATATATTCTATAGAGTTGGAGGTGGTCTAATGGGTGTAAGTATAAAGGTTCATTTAGGCGGAGCATATAGGAAACTTGACGCAAAAGCCAGGATAAGGGGACAGTATGCAATGGCTAATCAAATGCTTGCTGACATGAATCAATTCGTGCCAAAGCTATCCAATACCTTGCGTACAACAGGCCGAATGTCCGGTAATGGAGATTCCCTGATATGGAATACCAAATACGCAAAAGCACAATTCTATGGAAAGAATGGGAAGGCGGTATTTAAAAATTACTCCACTCCTGGAACTGGAAAGAGATGGGATTTAAAAGCAAAGGGACAGTGCATGGATTCTTGGAAGAGGGCATATTTAAGGGGGATGGGGATTTGAATTTTATAGAAACAATTACAGATAAGATTAACTCAGACCTTTCACTGCCGGTTCGCATCAAAAAGGGCTATCTTGATACCGGGGAAAGCCTTGTGATGTACCCACTCCCAGGCGGTCAGAAAGTCCGGGAGTACATGGACGGGGCAAAGGATGTATCATTAAACTACGAAATTGCTATGAAGTCGCAAAACCCTGAATCGTTAGGGGATTCGCTTTGGCAGATTTCGGATTTCGTTGAGAACTTAGACAATTTAACAAGTGATGACTTCACTTTCAACTCAATCCAAATTACCAACAAGCCGTATATCACTGAAGCAGGTGAGCAGAACTGGCTTGTTTTTTTGTTGGATTTTGAAGCTAAAATAACAACGTATTAGGAGGTTAACAAACATATGAGACAGAAAAACGCCCTAAGAGGGCATTTTATTGGAGCAGTAAACGCTCAGACACCATCTACACCGCCTACCACATGGCTTGAATTGGCGAAGTGGATTTCAAATGTCGGGGATGAGACGGAAGAACAGACAGACGATACCGGATTCTATGATGGAGATGGAACGCCTGAAACATCTGTAGTAGGTGTTGCAGGTGCTTACAGCTTTGAGGGATTCTATGACCCGGAGGATCCGGCACAAGCTATGATTGCCGGAATGAAATATAAAACCGGGGATGACAGGAAGGTGTGGCACAAAGTTGTTTCTGCTGCAAACGATAAGCAGTGGGTAGGAATGGCAACCGTGACAGATATTATTGCAGGTGCTGGGGATGCAACCGAGTATGAGGACTTCTCCTGCACCATTACATACAACCAACTTCCTACGGAGAGTGAAGTAACGGGGGAGTAGTTGAGCCTGAACCGGAAGAAGAAACCGATTTGGGCGAGGAAGAGGAACCAACAGACAATGATTTAGGCGGAGAGGGATAACCTTTCCGCTTTACTTTTTAGGAGGAATTATGAGACCAATTAAAGTAAGGCCGACTGTTATTAATATCCCGTTTGTGGATGAGCAGGGAAATGAGTTGCTTGTCCTTTATTTCGACAGATCTGACGAGAATGTGAACAATTTCAAAAACATCATTCCTAAGTTGGAAGAGAAAATCAAGGAAATTGATGAGAACCCGGAATTTGACATTGATGAAAAAGAATTTATGACGGAACTTACAGACAGCTTCTTGGGCGCAGGTGCCTTTGAACAGATATGTTCTATCAACAATTCGGTATTTACTGCTTCTAAATATGTATTTCAGATAGCAATAGGTATCAAAGAAGAAATTGAAGAAGAGGACAAACGGGCAGTCTTTGATAAATACAAGTAGGTGGCACTATGGGATTGAAAATACAATATCCCCTTTTCGGAGAGAAACCGGAATGTACCTGTATAGATAGAATGTGCATAGGTGTTTATGAATACGAGGTATATGCGTCATTTGACAAGATACTACGTGTGTTTGACCTGCTGGACGATAAAAGTCTATCAGAAGCGATAAAGGCAGACATAGGCACTGAAATATTAGTGTTGGACGACCTTTCAAACTTAGACATTATCGAAAAAAGCAAGTTACTAAAAGAAATTATAGAACTCTATTCGGGTGCCAGTGAAGCAGAGCCAGAAGTAGACCTACAGGGTAATCCACTACCAAAAAGGGATGTTAAGGAAACATACCGTATTAATCATGATGGAGACTTGATATATGCGGCCTTTATGCAGACCTATGGAATAGATTTGTTTGAGCAACAAGGGAAATTACACTTCAAGAAATTTTCTGCTCTTTTGAAAGGGCTACCGGAAGATACTCAGTTTTCTAAGATATGCGGTATACGGGCATACAAGAAGCCTACCAAGAATGATACATATGAAAAAAACATGCTTAAGCTACAGGAAGTTTACAAGCTGCCTGAAAAAGAATAGAAAGGGGGTATAGTATGGCTGACGGCGAAATTAAAATAAAAGTTAGTGTTGATGGGAAAGACGTGGAAGCAACCGTTGAGGGAATGGACAAGATGCAAGGCTCCACAAAAAAAGCTACAGCTGGCATGAAAGAGTTTACAGCGGCTATGGTGGCTGTGAAAATTGGTGCTGCCGCATTAAGCGTTTTGAACGATGCGTTGTCTGACTCTATTAAGCGTTTTGATACCATAGAGCGTTATCCAAAGGTTATGGAATCCCTTGGGTACAGTACAGAAGTAAGTGCTGCCTCCATAGAAAAACTGTCAAGTGGAATTGAGGGACTACCAACTACTCTTGACAGCGTGGTTTCAAGCGTCCAGAAGATGACAACCATAACCGGAAATTTGAATAAAAGTACAGATGCAGTACTGGCACTTAATAACAGCTTTATGGCTAATGGTGCAAGTACCGCTGATGCAGAGCGCGGAATGGTCCAATACCTTCAAATGCTGTCCAAAGGGACGGTTGACATTGTTTCGTGGCGTACATTGCAGGAAACAATGGGCGTTGCACTAAGACGAACAGCGGAGGCTATGGGCTATCTAGGTAGCAATGGGGTTAATCAGTTGTATGCTGCATTGCAGAGCGGAAAAACAACATTCGCTGAGTTCCAGGACAACCTTATCAGTATTGCGACCGGGACTGGGGAAATTGCTCAATTAGCACAGGAAAACAGCAAAGGGATTGCAACCAGTTTCACTAATTTAAGAACTGCTGTAGTCAGGAATCTTGCTGATCTCGTGAAGGTCTTTGATGAAATGTCCCAGGAGATAACCGGAAAGAGCATTGCTGACAATATTAACTCTCTTAAAGGAGTAATTAATTCAGCGTTCGGTGCTATGAAGTCTGTTGTTCGCGGCAGCACTCCGGTATTCAAAACTTTTTCGGATGTTGTTAAGGGAACGGTTAAAGTGGTGAAAAGCTTGGCTCCTCAACTTATGGGAGTGGCGTCAGCTTACGCAGCCCTTAAAATTATATCTACAGTGAGTGGATTAATTACAAAATCCAATGCATTGATTAAGACAGCAAAAGCAACGCAGGAAGGACTCACGACCATCACATTGCTGCACACTTCGGCGATAGCAAAGGAAGCAGCAGCAAAAGGGGCTGACATTGCGGTAACGAAAGCACAAACATTAGTTCAAGCGGCACAAAACGGAACTATAGGAATTGGCACAGCGGCCATCGGTTTACTGACTGGTGCTCTCACTACGCATGAAGTAGTGACAATAGCAGCAACAGCAGCGACTAAAGCTCTTACCGCGGCTATCGGATTCCTCACCAGTCCCATTGGATTAGTTGTTTCAGCATTAGGTGTATTGGTAAGTGCTTTATCTTTGGGAAAAGAGCATTATAAAGAATTGTCTGACGTGAGTGGAACGTACACCGGGAGGCTAATAGAGCAGACGAGCAAGGCAACAGAAAAAATAAAGGAGAATACAGCCGCACAAAAGGCATCTCTTGAAGATATCGATAATTCTACACAAGCATACAAAGATTTGATAGACGAGTTGGAAGGACTGGCTCAATCAGAAAATAAGTCTGCCTCTGAAAAAGAAAGAATGGAAACCATCGTAAAATCTTTGAATAATTCCGTTGACGGGTTAGGTCTTGCTTATGACAAAGAGAACGACAATTTGTCAATCAGCTCTGGACTGCTGAAAGAGCGTGTTGAGCTGATGCAAGCAGCCCGAAAAGCGGAGGAAGGCAGAAAGAACGCAGTACAGAACGCAAAAGACTTAAATGTTGCGGAATCGGCGTTGAATGATTTATATGAACGGCGAAAAGTCATTGAAAAGGATATGAATGAGAATCAAAATCAAGTTATTAAGGGGTATGATGCGCGCCGTAAAATGATGGAGGACGAAGTTAAACACCAGGCAGAACTGGATTCTCTGAACATTAAAATAAAAGAAGAAGAGCAAAATTACGCAAATTTAAAGGAAACCGCAAACGCAACAAACGCTTCTATTGCAGAATCTCAGGCCATAGTTGACGCTGCCGTACAAAATGGAGTCACAAATCAAGTCATGTCATACGCGCTTCTTTCAGATTCCCAAAAAGAAGCTGTTGACTCAATGAACGCAAAGTGGCTGGAATACGAAGAACAGGCAACTAATATGTTTGATGTTCTGAGTGATAAGCAGGAAATGTCTGCACAAGATATGATAAATAACATGATAGAAAACCAGCGTGTTATGTCTGAATGGGCTGACAATATCTCGATACTTGCTGACAGGGGGGTAAATCAGGGATTACTTGATAAGCTGCGTGATGCAGGTCCTGAATCAGCTGGGTACGTGGCGGCTTTGGTTACCGCATCTGATGAACAATTGCAGCAGCTCAACACTGTATTTGAGAGTGGAGGCACTACGGCCACTGATTCTCTAAAAAAAGCGTTCGATTTTGAAGGTAGTGGAATACCTGAATCTATCACAGCACTTGTTACACAAACGCAAGAAAGTCTTAGAACGCAAATGTCAGCCGCTGATTTCGCAAGCTTAGGGTCAGATGTGGGTACTGGACTCTCACAGGGCATATCAAATAATACAGAAGCAGTAAGAGGTTCTAGTGAGGTTATGGGGGCCAATGTTTCAACAGGTGTAGCGGCGGGAATAGGAAATAACCAGATATTGGTTGAAGACTCAGTAACAAGACTTATAAACGGATCTATAAAAAGTCCAATACAGACTCAACTTGATATGCATTCTCCATCACGTGTAACCGAAGGATATGGGAAAAACATTGATGCAGGTCTTGGTAACGGAATATCTAATAACAAAGAACTGGTACTGTCTCAAATAAGGTCTCTGGTAGAAGATATGAAGAGTGCATTCAGGAATTCATATTCTGATTTTATGCAGATTGGTAGTTACCTAATGGATGGACTTGCAATAGGTATACGAAATAACGCGGATACGGCAGTGTCAGCAGCAGAGGCGGCAGCCAAAAGGGTTAAAGAAGCAACAGAAGGTTCCTACATCATAGGCTCCCCCTCCAAATGGATGAAGGACTGGGTCGCAAAATATATGATGATAGGACAGGCAAAAGGGCTTGAAAAATACGCAAACATACCCGTGAAAGCAATGGAGAAAGTTTCAGAAGCCATAAAGTTACCTGCAATTACAGCAGAGGCGGCGATAGGTAGTGGATTTCAAGCACAAATGTATTCTCCGCAAGTCGTGAACAAGTACAGCAATACGGGAAACGCTGAACTTGCGAGGGCTATATATAAACTCGCAAATCGGCCCATAACTACATCAATCGAAATAGGCGCACGAGAGGTTGTAAAAGCTACCGCCGTACCAATGCAAGAACAATTAACAAGGAATCAGACATTCAAAAATATGATGAACGGAGTGAGAACATGAGCCTTTCGGTAAAATTTAACGGAATAGAACTGAACCAATACATAGCTGTAACACAGGGCTTTACTCCGTTTATCGGGGCGAACTGGGACCCTGAACTTAACACATCAGCCGGGCTTGCGAGAGGGGCCGACTTCAAATATACTACACATAAAGAAAAGATAATCCCTATGCCTTTCCAAATGCGGTATGACTTGGAAGAGAAATACGATGAACTTGAGGGCATTTTAAATGTCAATGAACCAAAAGAATTGATATTCGGTAATATGCCGGGGAAAGTATTTTATGCCATACCTTCCGGTACGCTTGACTTTGAGGAGATAGTATTTCTTGGGAGCGGTGAAATCAACTGGATTGTCCCAGATGGGCTGGCTCACTCCACGGTAGAAAAAGTATTTCCTGCCTCCCTGAACAGTAATGGCATTATGGAGGCAACCATAGTCAATAACGGTACCGCAGAAGTACCAATAAGTTACCAAATCACCCACAACCATGAGAACGGCTATGTAGGAATTGTATCGGAGTATGGGGCTATGCAGTACGGATATGTGGATGAGCTGGATAAGGAGATACGGACCAAGTCGCAGGTGCTTGTTAACTATAGTAAAGCGTCTGACTTTAACGCTATGACCAATGGCGGCGGAATACTTACAGATAATTTCCCTACAAATGGAACCTGGGCCACGTACTATGATTACCTGGCACTGGGGGGAGTAGGTAGTGGAACGACATGGCATGGCGCAAGTAAGACAATGACTATACCAGCGGATTCCAGCGGGGCATCAGGAGCGCAAAACTTCCTGGCACAGGCGCGGGTATGGTTTGAAACCGGAACCGTAGCACAGACCGGAATATTGCAGTTTGTTGTCGGGGATGAAAACGGGAACCATCTGGCATCTATGCACATCATGAAGGACTCTACGACCAATAACACAGCAAGGGTTATTACGCAGGTGCAGCTAAAAGAAATAAACCGAATATACTATGAACCTAATTCGAAATCTGTTACCAATCAGGCTAATGGGTGGATTAGCATAACCAAAACAGGAGAATTATTTAACTTCTATTTCGGCGGGAAAACATATTCCGTAAGAGTCCCGGCCGCAGCAAGCCGAAAGGGATTGACACTTACTATATTTCTTGGCCAGTATGGCACCAGGGGAAGCGGTAGCCTTGTGCACCGGATGTATTTTAAAAATCTGGTATTCCAGAAGAACAACGTTAACTACTGGTACGACATCCCCAATAGATACCGGAATGGAAGCGTACTATACATAGATGGAGAAACCACAAAAGCATACGTGGACGGGATACCGAGCGAAGAGATAACGGGTAGTGATTACTTCCTTGCACCACCAGGAACAACCAAAGTACAGTTCTACTATTCGGACTTTTCCGCCCCGGCACCAACGATAGAAGCAAGGATAAGGGAGGCATATCTATAATGGACAACGTAAGAATAGCAATACTAAGCGCATGCGATAACGTGTGCGCTTATTTAGATAATCGTGCACCTAAAGCCCTGCACTACTATGACGATGAGCTGCACGAGTATTTGAAAGGCTCTGCCAACACATACACGTTTAAGGCCAACGCAAAGCATTCCGATTCTGAATATCTTGTAGAGGGAAATAAACTGGCATTCCGGTATAATGGCAGGGACTATTATTTTAATATCGTACAGGTAATAAAAAATGAGGTAGAAGTAGAAATTACAGCCTATTCCCTTAATTTTGAGTTGCTTAATGAGCAAAAGGATGCTTATGCAGCGGCCAACGCAATGACATTCGCGCAGTATATGGATACCTTCGATTTTGAAAAAGTAGTAACTCTGGGGATTAATGAGGTATCCAACAAGTCAATAAAAAGCGAGTGGACCGGGACGGACACTATGCTTGCAAGGCTCTATTCTCTGGCAACGGTGTTTGATGCGGAACTGGAATTTGTGCCACACCTAAATGATGATTACTCTCTTAATAAGATTGTAATGAATGTATATCAGGCGCACTCCGACACTGTGCAAGGCGTTGGAACTGACCGTACAGAGCTTGTACTAAGATATGGGAAGGATGTGTCGGGCATTACCAAAACAAGCGATATAACAGGCTTATACACAGCCATAAGGCCAATAGGCAGAGACGGTCTTACAGTTTCCAGCCTTAACAAAACGGAATATGACGCTGACGGGAACGTGGAATATAGTTCCCCATCCGGCAACCGTAATATCTACGCGGTACAGGCAAGAGACAGATTTCCGTCTAATACCACAGCCAATGTTAATGAGCGGTATATCGCGCAGGTGTGGAATTATGACACTGACAATGTAAACATGCTGTATGGGCAAGCCCTGGCAGAGCTTAGAAAGAATTGTGTGCCTCAAGTAAAGTACGAGGTTGACGGGTATTTTGACACTGGAATAGGAGATACGGTATCCATCGCAGATGAAGAATGGAACCCTCCATTATACCTACAAGCGAGGGTAACAGAGCAGATACGGAGTTTCACAAATCCTGCACTAAACAATACTACTTTTGACAACTTTAAGGAGTTGCAAAGCCAGATTGATCCGTCATTATTGGCAGCAATGAACGCTCTTATAGAAGCCAATAAGACGTATACCTGTACCATATTGACCAACAACGGGATTGTATTTAAAAACGGCGAAGGAAGCACGACACTTACCGCATCTGTTATGGATGTCGGCAAAGACATGACGGATAGCCTTACAATCCGCTGGTCGAAGGATGGAACGAGTCTCTCCACAGGAAAATCCATTACTGTCAATGCTTCTGACATTTCTGGTAAGGCGGTATACAGTTACGAGGCTGCTGATGCAGGCGGCACTGTCCGGGGAGTCTACGAAGTTACTGTTGTGAATGTAGTTGACGGACAAACAGGAGCTGACGGAAAGACGCAGTACCTGCACATAAAATATTCGGATGATGGGGGACAGACATTTACTGCCAACCAGGGCGAGACTCCCGGAAAGTGGATGGGGTACTACATAGACTTCACGGAGGCAGATTCTAACAACCCGGATATGTATAGCTGGGTTAAAGTGGAGGGTCCAACGGGCGATAAGGGCGACAAAGGAGAAAAGGGGGATGCAGGTAATCCGGCAACAGCATACTCCATGCTGGTAGATGCATACGCAATCGTAAAAGATTCTAACGGCGCATACACACCAGCCACCATAACTCTTACTGGACAATCTCAAACTGGCGAAAATCCTCTTGTATCTTATGCTGGGCGATTTAGAATCCAAGAGACAACGGATATGTCTACCTGGACAACAAAGTACACTTCCAGCGCAAATGAGAGCACCAAGACATACACTCCATCGGCTGGGATAAAAGCCTTAAGTTGCTCTATGTATCTGGCCGGAGGCACAACAACCCTGTTAGACAGGCAGATTATACCGATAGTGACAGATGGCAGGGACGGGGAAGACGGAGCACCAGGGAAAGGAATTACGAGTACAGTAATAACTTATCAAGCGTCTTCCAGCGGGACAACCGTACCTACTGGGACATGGACAACAACCATTCCCAGTGTGGCAGCTAACCAATACTTATGGACACGTACAATAATTACATACACGGATAATTCCACCAGCACAGCATATTCCATTGGGAAAATGGGAGCCAATGGCCAGAGTGGTGTTGGAATCACTTCGGCCACAGAAAAATACGCGGTTTCCAGCTCTAACACAACCGCACCTACAACTTGGCAGGACACAGTCCCGACCATGACCGCAACCAATAAGTATCTGTGGAATTATGAGATAACCACTTATTCAGACGGCTCTACGCAAGAATCACAAAAACGTGTTATCGGAGTTTATGGGGATACTGGAAACACTGGTGGCACGGGAGCGGATGGCAAAGGAATAAGCACTATAACTAATTACTATCTGGCATCGGCATCGTCCAGCGGCGTGACTACCGGGACAAGTGGATGGACAACAACCATGCAGACTACCACCACAACCAATAGATATCTGTGGAACTATGAAGTAATCAAATATACAGACAATAGCACACAGACTACCACTCCCGTTATTATCGGGACACATGGTGCAACTGGCAATACGGGGGCTGCTGGAAAAGGTGTATCCAGTACAGTTGTAACCTATCAGGCATCGACAAGTGGAACAACAGTGCCTACCGGGACATGGTCCGGTAGCATTCCGACTGTAGCAGCAGACCAGTATCTATGGACCAGGACAGTAATTACTTATACAGACAGTACCACGAGTACATCTTATTCTATCGGTAAGATGGGGGCCAATGGCACTAACGGGAGTAACGGAGCAGACGCTTATACGGTGGTCTTAAGTAACGAATCCCACACATTTGTAGGAGGAACAACCGCAGCACTTGCTGGCAGTGCGGTTTGCAAGGTTATTGCTTACAAGGGCAGCACGCAGGTAGCAGCAACTATCGGCACAATCTCCGGGATGCCAACAGGAATGACCGCAAGTATCCAAAATAATGGGACTGTTAATGCACAATTTACAGTGACGGTAACAACAGCAATGGTGACTAAAAACGGTATGTTGACAATTCCTATAACGGTAGACGGTAAGAGCTTCTATAAGAACTTTTCCTTTGCCCTAGCACTTAAGGGAGATACCGGGCCGGAAGGACCGCAAGGGGACCCAATGGGCATCCTTGAACTGGCAACCGAACCACCGACAAAATACACAGGAATGTTATGGAAACATACAGGGACAGTGGCTGGACTGATTAAGAATGCTACTTACCGTTGGAACGGCTCATCATGGGGGTTGTTTAAGTTCCGGGCGGATAATATAGAGGCAGATAGTTTTACAGGATATGAGTTTAACGGTTCTATCTTCAAAAGTGCATTTGAAGAACCCGCGCCGACAACGTGGGACGGCAATCCTTATGGTAAATACATTGGTGACATCCGTCTTGATGGTAGCGAACTTATATTAAGTTACACCGAGTATACTAGCAGTAACGGTACAACATGGTCTCCATCCGTAAATTACACCGATAAAATCGGTCCTGGCATAATAGAAAAAGTAATTATGAATGCGACTACTGGAACGAAAATAGCCGGCTATGAGTTTACTGGTAATGATTTGGTTTTTTACCCAGATAATGGAATACGCCAACAAATGTATGAACTAAATAGGAAATTAGTACTGACCGACAATCTTTCCGGTATCGAAGCTGGGTACGATGGCGATTCTGCTTTCTTCCTGGATTGGAAAATAGTTAATGGTCACACAGCTCGGCTAATTGTAAGGAATACCGGGATAACCTATGCTTACCACAACGGCACAAATTGGACAACAATCTGGTCAAAATAATTATTTTATATGTACGCTTCACTGATTACAAGCCAAATTCCAGATGCAATAGTACCATTTGCTCTGCTTAATATAACCTCACCATTAACCCTTATTTCAAGATAGGCTGACACATTTTCCCGTAAAACGACCCATTTTGTTATGTTTGTTATAGGTCGAAATTCATGGGGAAGGGTTCCATAATTCAGCACATGTGCAGAGGTTATTCCCTTATCATTTGATATTGTAAGCATTTTAGCGTTTCCCAATTTTTTAACATTAACACTATAATAAGTGTTTAGTTCGTGCGAGGAATTCCTATTTAGTGAAGAAAGGAAAATTTAAAATGAAATCCAGAGACGGGCCGAAAGGTCTTATTTTTTATTTCTAAATTATGAAAGAGAGGTAAAAGAAATATGCCAGATACTGTACTGGTGGCTATCCTATCCCTGATGGGTACTCTGGCCGGAAGTTTCGGCGGTAGCCAAATAATAAAATACAGAATAGAACAGTTGGAAAAGAAAGTAGAGAAACACAACAACGTTATGGAACGAACCTTTATTTTAGAGGAAAAAATAAAAGTTGCAAACCACAGAATAGAAGATTTGGAAAAGGAGAAATAGTATGGATTTAACATTTTTAACGAACTATATTAACCCATTGATTTTAGGTATATGCTTAATGGTGGGTTATGGAATAAAAACCGCCATCCCAAAGATTCCAAATAGGTACATACCACTATCCGCGCTTGTCCTGGGAGTGTTTATAGCAGTCTTGATAAATTACCCCGGCATAAATGCAGAGGTAATCTTGGGCGGTATGATTAGTGGACTCGCAAGTACCGGCCTGTATGAGATGCTACGGAACTTATTAAATAAAGATGGCAAAAAGGAGATAGGGGGCGAGTAATCGCTCTCTTTTCGTTGCGACGTCGCAACAGGAAGGAGTTATATGAAAATAGGATTAAGAGGCGGACATTCCCCTAACTGCAAGGGCGCAATGGGGATTCTGGACGAACAGGCAGAAGTGAGAAAGATATACAATGAAATGGTCCCCATGCTGCAAGCGGCAGGACATACCGTAATCAATTGCAACTCAGATTCATCCACTGTCAACGGGGAGCTGTCAGAGGGTACTAACAAAGCCAATGCCAACAATTGCGATATCTATGTAACCATACACATGAATGCATCTAACGGAAATGGTAGGGGTACAGAGGTATTTCTCTACAACAACGAAAATTTAATGATGAACCAAAGGGCAGGGAATATATGTAATAAGTTTGCACAGGCGGGCTTTCCGAACCGCGGTGTAAAATTTAATACTGGTTATCATGACCTGAATGCCTCCCGGATGCCCGCAATGATTGTTGAGACCATCTTCTGTGATAATCAGCATGATGCTGACCTGTATCGTAAGATGGGGGCGAAGGGAATAGCTGAGCTGATTGTAAATGGAATTACCGGGAAAAGCGCGGAAAGTATCAAACCGACAAGTCAGGCAGCGGAAACACCATCACAGAACCCCGGGAAATCAACGAATAACTTTGGATTGTGGTATCGTGCACACGTGGAAAAGCTGGGCTGGCTCCCGGCGGTACATGACGGACAAGTAGCCGGAACCACAGGACATGGACTTAGGCTTGAAGCTCTTAAAATAGATACAAGGAAGTTACCTGGTGTAAAGATTAAGGCTTCTGCACACATCCAGAGCAAGGGGACCGTAGACTATGGATACATAACCCATGAGACAGTTATCGGCACCACAGGGCAGAAGAAGCGGTTAGAAGCTATTATGCTGGACGTGGAAGGGCTGGAAGGCAAGAAGCTATACGTCCAGATGCATTTCCATAAGGACGGCTGGGGCAATGCTGTAGCTGGCGGTGATGGCGGTAGCTTTGGGATATCGAAAGAGACACAGGCTGTTAAGATGTGGATAGCATAGAAAGAGGCCCGGAATCTGGTGAGGGCTCCGGGCTTAATGTTGTCATTTGTTTAATTTTGCATACCATTCTAAAAACTCACCGAATATCCTTTCCTCAGCCTGCTTTCGAACTCCGGCTGCTTCCCTGAGGGTATCGTAATAGCCTAAATTGTATAATTTCCCCTTAAACTGTATATATGCATGGTACTTGCTTACGTTCTTTGCGTAACTTACACCCCTTACCCCAGAAGTGTTTGCTGTGGAAATCTTCTTGCTGGCAATCGCGGATATGTTGGTTCCCTCGACCAGGCCCAAACTCTCTCTTATGCGTCCTGCTGGGTTTCCGCGCTCCCGACAACCGCAAGACCGAGTGTATCCGTTAAGAAGGGAATTTTGTACAACCGTATGATTTTTATTTCCGCAGTCGCAGTCGCATCGCCATATGGTACGGGAACCTGTTCCAGACACTTTATCCTTAACTAACAGGTGACCAAACATGCGTCCCTTTAGGTCTACATTTTGCCTGTGTGATATTTCCTTTGCCTTTTTTACTTTATGGCACCCGCAACTAATAACGTTTGGGTCATTGACAGTGGAAGCATGCATCCATCTTTCGTTCTCGCAGAGCAAGCATCTTATAAAATAATAAGTGCGACCATTTTCTCGCTTGGCATCAAGAATCTTGAAGTTTCTTATTGTTGTACCGATTTTTTCTTTTGCCCTAAAACGAGCCATCCTATCACCTCTCTTCGATAATCTTAAGCTTTATGTTTCAATGTTGTTTAACACCGTTATTCTTTCTATAACTAACTCCTGTATCTTAATTGCATCCTCTTCCGTATCCACCCAATTATCTGTTAAATAGGTCAAGTATCCATCACCTTCCGCATTCGATAGATAAAATTCCAATGGAGTACTATAATCCTTAATATAATCATCGTGGCTGCTTTCGCTCATCTCGATGTCAGCGAGGAAATCAGCTAAACCTTGAAAGGTTTCCTGTTTAAGTGGCTCTGTATCTATAATATCTTCTATGTCGCATCTTAACGCCAGTGTGAGTCTATACACAGCATCTCCGGCCAGTTTGTTTAGGTCTTTTCGACCACCCTCTATTCCTTGTATGTGTTTGGTGGAAATGCCTGTTATTTTGGATAGTTCGGACTGGCTATATCCAGTCCTTTTTCTTAATTCCTGCAATCTGTTCATAATTAATCCTCCTGATTTTTATTTAAGCTATGTCTACGAAGTTACCTTTCTTATTCCTGTAGTTGCTCCAGCTACGAACATTGTAATATGCTCTTACTTTTCCGTGTCCTTCCCACATGTTCCATTTTATTTCATCACTGTCTACGCGCTCAATTATAGATAAGCGAGTTTCTTCCGCTGCCATCTTCTCAGCCTTTTCCAAAGAAATTTCAAACTTTTCCGCTAAAGCGATTGCTCGTTTTGCTTCTGCCCAGGCGATTTTAAGACATTCGCTAAACAGAGCGATTTCTATTTCCTTATGTCCGTTAATGCGGAGGCTTCTGTTTCTGTTGTAAGTTCTGCAATCATCATCGTTTTTGATTTCCCATGCTCTTCTCATAACCTTTTTAACATCATACTTTTTCATTTTTACTTCCTCCGTTCACCTGTTCTTTAACTGTCTTTATTATACTCCCGTAGGAGTATAATGTAAATAGATAAATGAAAAGTTTTCAGGAAATAATCAAAATCTCTAACATTTTTGGATAAAGAGGAAATAACTACCTGTTGTAAAAGAACACTCGTTCGATTATATTTATATCAAAAGGAGGGATGACTTTGGACAGCAGAATTATATATCATATAGATGTAAACAGCGCATTTCTATCTTGGGAAAGCGCGTACCGTATACACCACTTAGGCGGAAAGCTGGACTTAAGGACAATTCCTTCCGCTATCGGCGGGGATGTCGCTATGAGGCATGGAATTATTTTGGCTAAGAGCATCCCTGCTAAACCGTATGGTATCAAGACCGGAATGACTATTGTAGAAGCCAGACAAAAATGTCCCAAGCTATATTTAGCACCTCCAAATTACTCATTATATCAACGATGTTCCAATGCTTTTATTGATATTCTACGGGAATATACACCAGATGTCGAAATCTATTCTATCGATGAGGCATACCTTGATATGACATCTACAATTCATCTGTATGGAAAACCTGTGGAGGTAGCCTATCGGATTAAGGACAGGATACGTGAAGAATTAGGCTTTACTGTTAATGTTGGGATTTCATCAAATAAGCTTCTGGCGAAGATGTCCTCTGAATTCCGAAAACCAGATTTAGTGCATACACTGTTCCCGGAGGAGATAGAGACTAAAATGTGGCCGTTACCAGTTTCGGAGCTGTTTTTTTGTGGACGCGCGACAACTAAAAAACTTTTAAATATGGGAATTAATACAATTTCTGATTTGGCACATACTGATATAGAGTTACTAAAAAGTCATTTGAAAAAACAAGGGGAAATTATGTGGGCTTTTGCGAATGGCCTTGACTTTTCAGCGGTTGTGGCGGAAGTTCCAGCGCAGAAAGGATACGGAAATTCCACAACGACTCCTTTCGATGTATCAGATATTGAAACAGCCCGAAAAGTATTATTGGGATTGTGCGAAACGGTAGCGGCCCGACTACGGAAGGATAATTTTCATGCACAAGTTATTTCTGTAGGGATAAAAAGCTTTGATTTAAGATACGCAAGCCATCAGATGCATTTGAATAATCCTACAAACATTACTATCGAGCTGTATCATTATTCTTGTAAATTATTTGAGGAGTTATGGGATAATAAAACGCCAATAAGGCATTTGGGAGTACACACAAGTGTATTATCGTTTGGTGAATCTCCGCGTCAAATGGATTTCTTCGATATGACGGACTATGTGCGTCTTGAAACATTAGATAAAACAGTAGATACTATTAGACTTCGATACGGTAATGATTCAGTGAAGCGGGCCGTATTTATCCATCCATACAGCACTAAGCACAGATTAATAGACCACATGGAAGGTGGAGTTTCGAGGGAAAAACGTAGTATAGATTATTCCAAACTTAAGGTTGTATAAAGAGAGAAGGTGAGAAACATGGGAATGGGCATTGGTATCAATGATACAGCCCCAGATGAAGGCAAAATAAAAGGAAAACAAGAATCTGTAGCCTGCAGTGTGTGGTTTACAAGCAATGGAAAGATTATGCCGAAGATGATGAAATATCAGGAATCAGATGGGGAAGTCGTTACCATATACCCTATTCATGTGATTACATCAGCCAAGAAAAACTATTGTGGAATACCAACTATAGAATTTGAATGTGAGTCGACAATGGGAAGATATTCAGCAAGATTTCGGTTATACTACTATATAGAAAAGCAAGAGTGGAAAGTAATATGGCAATATTAATATTGAGGAGGTAAGTGGCATGTGTGGACGTTATTATGTGGACGAGGAAACAGCTAAAGAAATTGAACGGATAATACGAAACCTTGATAAGCGCTTAAAGGAAACCCCGAAGTATGGGGAGATATACCCAACAAATAATGTTATGGTACTGCAGGGGGGAAATGATAATACTATATTAAGCGATATGATCTGGGGATTCCCACAGTATCAGGGTAAGGGTGTTATTTTTAATGCGCGCTCTGAAACGGCATTGGAAAAACGGACCTTTGCGAGCAGTACCAAACAACGCCGCTGCATCATTCCGGCGCGCGGTTTTTATGAGTGGGACAAGAGCAAAAACAAAATATCTTTTGAGCGTCCTGACAGACATATCATGCTATTTGCGGGGATATGGAACACTTACGGCTTGGATAATCGGGTTGCTATCTTAACCACAGAAGCCAATGAATCTATGGAAAGAGTTCATGACAGGATGCCTCTGATTATGGAGCAGAATGAAATAGACACCTGGTTATATGATGATAATAGTGTAGAGTTTTTGCTGCATAAGCGGCCTGGAGAATTGCGTATTGCATCAGGAGGCGTACAGCAGACGCTCGACTTGCAATAGCCCGATTGCCGATAGATTTCGGGCTATTTTAATTTCTACAATTTGTGACTTGACAAAAATATAATAGCAAATAATGATAATTCAGTGTATAATAACTATATAATAGAAATGCAAAATTAAATTAGCGCTTGCATTATTTCTAAAAATCTATTATTGTTAAGGCACATATAAAAAGAGAGTGACTTGTAAAGGAGTGATAACAATGAAAATTACGATAAGCAAGAGCTTTCTAAGTGGATACGCAAGAGCACTAAACTTAAGCGGTACAAAAGAATGGCCTAATCTTTCTGACGATAAAATGAAAGATTATAGGGCACTGAGGAGCGATTGGGAAGATGTCGGAAATTCAATCAGGAGAGAAACAAGAAATCTCAGAAAAGCTTGAGATTGAGTTAGAAGATGAACAACAAATTGAACAACAAATTGAACAAGTGGTTTCCAGAGTAATTAGGAGTGAATTCAGCGGTCCAATTCCACCACCAAGTATAATTCAAGGTTATGAAGAAGTATTACCAGGTTCAGCCGACAGGATATTGGGGATGGCGGAGAAACAGTCTAGTCATAGACAAGAGTTGGAAACCATGATGGTTAAAGCGGAGTCTAGGGATAGCTTACTTGGAGTGGTGTTTGCGTTTGCATTAGGATTCAGTTGTATTATCGCGGGTGTCGTTATCGTTATACTAGTTCCAAAGAATTCAGGAGCTATTTCGGCATCAATACTCGGAATGACAGGAATCGGTTCTATTATTGCTACATTCCTAAAGAGTACACGTGGTAACTATACCAAGGGCAGCATAGATAAAAAGAGTGATCAGGTATCCGAATAG